GTTTTTGGTGCATCGGTTCTAAATTCTGCATCTGAATCATATAATCCAAACGGAGTTGCTTCCGCAGATGCAGATGCCGATAAAAATGCGGATGCCGTTGAGCCAGACCAATATGTGTTTATAGACATTTCTTAAAATTTATAGGTTTACTACTATAAATATAAGAATAAAAAAAGAGATAACATTTCTATCATCTCTTTTTCATTTTTAATAAAATTAAAACTATGTTAATCTAACTTTAACCGTGCCTGAAGTGTGATACAATCCACCAACTGGAACGCCAGCCGATGCTGCAGCACCATCATTTGCAAAACTACCAGTAACATATCCAAATGAAGTATTTGCCATTTTAGTTGCAATACTACCACTCAATGAGGTAACAGAGGCATCGGTTGCCAGTCCATCACCATCCAATGTTACTTGTAAATCGGATACTAATATATATCCTAATTTACCATCTGCTTGTCTAGCTAAAATTTTGTCTGTACTTTCCGCAGTATATGTTGGTAAATCAGTTGCGGTTTGTGATATTGAATATCGTTCTTCTGGGTATGCCATTTGTTTTATGTTTTTTGATTATTAAATGATTACTCATATAAATATAGAAAAAAAGAGGGAACAATAATATTCCCTCAATTTTTATTTAAAAACTCTAAATATTAAAGAGTATCCAAACCGTCAACTAAAACTTTACCATAGAATTCTGGTCTTACAATCTTTTTAGCGTAACGAGTCATAACACCTCTACGTGGAGTAAAGTTGGTTGGGTCGTACACTAAAGGAGTCATAATCAATGGTACATACGGTGCGTAAACTGCTCCAGTCTCGAAGAAGTTAGAACCTTTGAAACCTAACAAGATTACGTTTTCAGTCATGTAAGGGTTTTTGTAAACATCGTATCTGTTAGAGATTTGTCCGATGTTAGTTACACCTGCTGCGAAAGTTAACGCATCTTTACCTGGGTTAGCAGAGAATCCGTTCATAGATTCCAAAATTGTAGCTACGTTTGGAGAAACAACAATGAAGTTTGCCCCACCTCTCATAGTCAATTGGTGAATCTTGTTAGATACTTTTTGTAATTTGATACCCAAAGTTTGGAACCAAGTGTTCTTCTGGTATGCGAAAGCAGATGCATTGGCAGCATCAATAGAGAATCCTGCACCATTCCACTCATATCCAACTTTTGCTGACCAATATTCAGTTGTGAATGCGTTCTGCTGCAACATCTCAAGGATTTCCAAATCAATCTCCAAAGAGATATATTCAGATAACATTTGAGTTAATTCAGCTTCTGCATCTACAGAGTGATATGCGTTCAAATCTTGTGCCAATTCAGGAGTCCAAATTGCTTTCAACTTACGTGTTTTAGCAACGATAGGCTCTGATTTCAATTCCAATTCAATTTCTGGAATAGCCAAGTCATTACCTCTATCTTCGAAATCGCCACGAGAGATATCAGTAGGTTGAACGTGGTATGCTAAAGAAGCACCTGTGTTACCAGTACCTAAACCTGTTGCTGATACTACGAACTCAACATTGTTACCATTTTTAGTAGTGTATTGAGGGAAATATCCACCGATAGAACCAGTCAATAATGATAATTCAAAAGCTCTAATACCATTGAAATCAGCATCACCTGGTAATGCTACTACAACTTTCTTCAAAGTGTTAGCTGCATAAGATGCAGAAACTGAACCTGAAGTTAAATCATAATCGATATCTGCTAAAGATGCAGAAGCAACTGAAATTACTTGAGATGCAGAAGTAGCATTGTTGATTGTGTATCCAAAACGTCCTGCACCATACAAACCACCTTCAGCTACTTGAGTTGAACCTAATTTGTTACCAGCTGGAGATAATGAATCTTTACCAAAAGTACCACCATTACCAAATAATGAAGAACCTGTAAAGTTTGGATTACCTGCTGGGTTAGTACCATATTTGAAATCCATGTAGAAGATAAGACCTGAAGGTAAGTTCATTGGTTGAACTGAAACGAATTCTTTCGCTGCAATAGAACCGAAGATTCTTCTTACCAAAGGTAGAGCAACACCAGCCCACTCTTCAGAACCTGAAGAAGTACCAGTACGAGTTGCCTCATCCAATAATTGCTTTGCTTGGTTTTCTAACATTACTGCCATACCATGCTTTGTAGTTTCAGAACCTACTCCTTCAAGTAGTCCTGTTCTTTCCCATTTGCCTTTCAAACCTCTGGTTTGCTCAAGCATCACGCTCTGTGGGTTCGCGCCGCTCATTAATTTTTTAATGTTCATTTTGAATGAATTTGTTTGTGTTATTTAATTATTTAATAATACCTGCTAATTTCTTAAATCTGTTAGCAAAATTAACCGATTCATTAATTACCGCTTTAGCTTGTGCAGGTTTTGTAGATTTAACTGCTTTACTAGCGATACCTTCTGAAATGGCTCTTTTAGTTAATTTGTTAGAAGATGTTGTATATTTGAAATTCTCTGCTAATGTAGAGAACACCAATTTAACCTCTCTAACTGATTTTGTTCTATCCAAAGTTTCAATCACTTTCACTTTTTGTTCGTTAGTCATGTTGTGTGCTCTGAATAATTTGTTTGCAAATAAAAGCTTTGCATTTAAAAGGTTAACTTCGTTAATAGTTCTTTGAAGAGATTTGATAGTCTTGTAAGCTTCGTTTAAGTCTGCTTTCAATTCTTCTTTATCTTCTTCTTCATCAACTTTCTCTTTGTCACCTGCCATGTCCGCTTCCATTTCACGAAGAATTTCATCCAAATCTAGTGTCTCTTCTTCTTCAGCTTCGTTTGTTACAACAACTTTAGGAGTTTCTCCTTTGTCAGTACCTGCTTCAGAACCATCGGCTAAATTTTCTTTCAATCTTCTACGAGATTCTCTTAATCTTTTGGATTCCATTTTTGGTTCTTCTTCTTCTTCGCTACCTTCTAATTCAGCTAATTGTCTTCTTAATTCTGCAATTTGTGCTGCGTTAGGGTCTTCTTCGGCCGGCATTTCTTCTTCTGAACCTTCTTCGTCACCTAATTGTGCTTCCAACTCTCTGATGATTGATTCTAAATCCATTTTATCTTCTGCATCTTCTTCTGAATCCATACCATACTCACCTTCCATTGGGTCTTCTTCTGAATCCATACCATACTCACCTTCCATTGGGTCTTCTTCTGAATCCATACCGTATTCAGCTTCCATTGGGGCTTCTTCTTCTTCACCTTCTAATTCTGCTAATCTCGCTTTTAATTCTGCGATTTCTGCTGCGTTAGGGTCTTCTTCTTCTTCACCACCGAAGTCATAATCATCTTCTTCGTTGATGTCTGCTACTTTTTTGTAGTCAGTACCAGCTGCTTCTGGCTTACCACTATCTTTCTTTACACCTACCGATAAATCAGTGGTTGCATCATAAGATGGGTTTGCACCAGGAGTTTGAGGATATCCAGCGTCTGATTTAGACCCGATACCATCTGAACTCAATTCTTCGTTTGTAGCTTCTTGTTCTTCATCACCCATTTCTTCAGCTTCTGCTCTCATTTTTTGAGATAAGATAGATTGAAGTCTTGGAGTAAATGCTTCCTCAAGAGCCAACTTTGCATTTGCTAAAGCGGTTTCTTTAACGGCTTTGGCATCAGCGATTGCTTCTTTCAATAATTTTGAATTTGCCATTTTTTTTGTTGTGTGTTGATTGTGAAGTTATTTATAAAAACTCCAATAGAATTATGTTGATTGTTCGGTCACACCTTATAGAGAAGGGTATTCATTAATCAACTACATTTGAATTAAAAAATCCTATATAGGATAGGATATTCGAGGATAAATATATAAATTTTTTAGAAAACTAAAGAAACCCCAAATCTTTTTGATTTTTTCTTATGGATTTTTCTTTTTGTAACCGATTTTTAACGGATGGCTTAACAAATGTTTGTCTTTCTCTTAACTCTTCCGTTTGTTTAATATTTTGAATTTTTTTCTTGTATTGTTTCAGAGCAGATTCTATATTACCGTTTTTAATATCAACTATAATCATACTTATTATTGATGATTTATTAATTTGTATTTTGTATTTTAATTAATATGTTCCAGGTCTATCACCTTTTTTCATAGTATCTGCCCACATTTGAAACATTTGCTTGATATCGTTTGGTAATTTTTTATCTCTTATACTTAATGTACCATCCTTACTAATATGAGCAATTATTTTATAATCACCATATTGTTCTTCGGCTCTATTCCAAATAGTTAAACCGTTTCCCATCCACCCGGAACCAATATCGTATTTTTTAGATTCTTGAATAGAAGTTCTACCCAATCTTTCTTTCATAACTTTTTCTGAAACATTAGCTATTTCAAAATATCTACCCAACACATGTCCCATATCTTCATATAGAGATTCCAATCGTTGTTCCTGTGCCTTTGCTTCTAATGATTCTTTTTCGAATGAGGATTGTAATTTTTTTAACTCACCCATATTTCTTTTAATAGTAACTCTATCAAACCAATCACCACCCTCTCTTAATGTATATTCTTGGGCAGCATCTGCTATAGCTCCCAATGTTTCGGCAACTTGTCTAATATCGGATTTTCTACTCATTGCTTCTCTATGTTGTCCATAGGTAGAAATGATTTCCAAAAAATGTTTTTTCATTTCGGTTGGGAGTTGTTGTAACTCTTCCGATTCTTTGAGTAAGTTTTTTAAACGTATCATATTATTTTTTTAATATATCGTTTTTCTTAATTTTTGAAACGTATCTCATCATTTCTTGCTTGTCAATACCCATGGCATCGATTACCTTTGCTAATACAAGAATTTCTTTTTTACGAGAAAGGCTCATTCCTTTAATTTGAGCTACCATTTTATCCAAATATCTTTCTATAGATACTGGTAAATTGGTATCTAAATCATCCAATGCTTCTTTAACTACTTTATCGTTAATTGCTTTTCCAGGTACTAAATTTACTAGTTTCATATTTGTTAGTTTAATTCTATTATAATTTCTCTCATCAAATCTTGTGGTTTGCACCACTTACCACATTCTTCTGCAACTTTAGCCCATTGCTTTGATTCATTAATTGGTGCCATAAATGCTCCATGTGTAGATGGATTTGATACAAAATCCCACCCAACTAATTCAAAGTCTTCCTGAACCATTACAGTACCATCTCTTAACTCTTTTACTGAACCCAATCCTCTGGATGAGATACCTAAACGGATATTGTTCTTTAGTAATTCTCTTAAAATGTTTCCCGATGGGGTTGAAAGTATTTCTACTACACCGTATACATCATCACCTTCCCAATAAATTTCTCTAATGTTATGTGATACATTTTTTAAGTTGATAACAGGAGAATCAGGATGGTCCAACTCACCCAACGCTCTGCGTTCTTTGATAAGTTGTTTGTATTTTTGACATTCTCTTTCTAATATTTCTTTAGGATATCTTCTGCCATTTTGGTTAGCAGCACCTGCTCTTTGCAGAATACCCTTTACCAAATAGGTTCCATTTTCTTCTTGTTGAAGTTTTGCTTCAAATAAATGGGTTTCTATTAATAATCCTTTATTCATCTTATTTTATATCTTTTTTAACTTTTTCAATTGCCGTGTCTTTATCGTTAGACCAGGCTTTCAAAAATATATTTTTTAAACCACTTTCTAAATCTGCTTTATCAACATTATCGTTATCCACTTTTTTAATAAGAGATTGAACATAACTAGATTTAACCATTTTATCTGCAGCTGCATCATTTACTCCGTTATTCTTTTCAATATATTCAGTAACATCACTTATAAATTTTTTGTTTGATTCTAATTTATCTAATATTCCTGATATTTCTTTTTCAGTTTCTTTAGAACCATTAAAGTATTTAATTCCTTTTTCTACTAATTGTCCTATGTAATAAAGTGCAATTTTACCAATAAGGATACCACTTAATGTTGCAAGTATTCCTAAAGCTAAATTTTCATTTACACTTTTTTTTTTCATTACTTCAATTAATATGGATTTTAACTTTATCATCTCCAAGTACCTCTTGCCTGCATAAGTTTTTTAAACATTTCAGGTTGTTTCGCACGGCTCTTTTCTAATTCTTGAGTTAATCTTTCTACTTCTGCTTTAAGTTTGGCTGGCCATTTATCATAATTTTCCCACGGAAATTCAAATTTATTACCAAGTGTAGTTCTTATCAATTGGCGTTGTTTATCCAATATTGCACTACTTTTAGCAAGTGATGCTTTATAATCGGCTTCCAACTTGTCTATTTCTTTTCCTTTGAATTTATCAAGAACTGGTGGCCAGTCAAATCTTTCATCTCCCGCTTCGTTTGTTTTACCAGCTCTTAATGCTGCTAAATCTGAACCTTCAATTTCGCCATCCTTATCTACATCAATTTTCTTTTGTCCTGCGGTTAGTTCTGCTTCATTATATCCTCTTAATCTACCTTCTGATTTTGCTTTATAAGCAGTATCTACCGCATTGAAGAATTTTTTCTTATCATCGTCAGACATATCTGCAATTGATTTACCAGTTTTATCTAACATGTGCTTAAACAATTGTTGATAATCTTGCTCCTCTCTAATTGTTTGCTTAACAAACTCTTTTAGTTGATGTAGTTTCATTACTTTTATTTTGTATTACGCCTTCTTTACTGTATAAATATATATATTTTATTTATCCATTGTAGATTTACCGAAAACTCTTTGTATTTGTGATTTACCAGAAGAACCTACCTTTGATTGTAATATTTTAAGTGCTTCCTTTTTCAAATCAATAGGATGTGAATCGAACCATTCAATAGTACCTTCATTACTTTTTATTGCTCTTCGTCTCTGTCCACCATCATCAATATAATCGGTATAAAAATCATAATGTCTTAATATGAAATCTGCTAATTCTTTTCCATTTTTTGCGGGTGCGTTTTGAATTGCTTCGTTCATATATTCAAATTTATTTCCAAATTTTTCAGCACCGTTTACTGATGGGTGTGAACCCAAATCCTTAACAACTTTACCTCTCTTATCAACAATTTGCATCTTGAACTTATCTTGCGTTCCTCTCATACCAGTAGTATCTCTATCAACTACTTGGAAGATATTACCATTTTTAAGTTCTTTTTTAAAATGAACTTTTGTTGCTTCGTTTACCGATTCGTATTTAATCATATCTGGATTAAACTTTTCAAAATTCTTTTTTGCCCATTTTACGGCATCTTCATAAGAATTAAATTTAATCCTATCCTGTTTGAATCCTTTTTTCTTATTTAAAAAATCAATATAAACTTTTTCTTCGTTTACTGATTCACTAACTACCTTATCGCCCCAAAACGATACTGATGGCATGTTTCCGAATGTTGTATCATATTTAGAATCAATGCCAAATCTTGATTTTAGGATTTTAACTACCCCACTACCAAATTTTTTATCTGTTAGTTTAAGATAAACTTTATTCTTATTACCACCATCTTTAATTTGCCCACTTACAAATTTTGAACCTATTGATTTAATAATATCATCTACTACATCTGCAACGAGGTATCCTTTCAAATCAGATTCGTTTACTGATTCTTCTACTCTATTCATTTTCTCATCCGATACCCAATATGCCGTTGAACCACCGATTGAATTACGGAACATCTTTTCCATTTTTTCAGCGTATTTTTTGGCATCACTATATGAATTAAATACTTTTGGCTTACCAGTTGTTTTAAAGGTTTTTGGGTCAAATTCTTTTTCCAAATCTTTACCCTGTCCTCTACCTCTGTTGTAGCTTACATAGTATTTACCTTCGTTTATAGATTCTTTTAAGGTTCTTTTTTTAAGAATTATTTGTTGAATTTGTGAAAATATAGATTGTATATCTTTATCCAATTGCTTCTCATCTGCACTCATTGGTGATTCTATATCAATATTAGAATAAAGTTTTTTCTTTTTTGCAATTAGAACATCTACCTTTTTAATTAAATCATTTTTTACTTTATCTAAATCTTTTATGATTTCCGATGGAGTTTCTTCGTTTACTACACTATATCCAGTCAAATCGGCTTGTCTCTTTCCCTTCTTTTCTTCACTATCTTTACCGCTAAATGCAAATGGAGTACCATATCCACCTACATTGCCAGTAGTATTCATTTCATCTACTTTTAATTCGGCATCTTTATACATATCACTAACTTTAGCATTTAATTCATCTGCTAATTTTTTCTTTTGAGCAGTTAGTGTTTTTAATTTTTGTATATGTTCTTTTTCAGCGGGAGTACCTTTGGATTTTTTATATGCTTCCAAATGTGTTTCCATAGCATCAATTACTTTTGCATAATCAGTTTGAATAGCTTTAACTGAACGTAATTCAGCCAACACCATTTCTTTGATTTTATTAGATACTATAGTATTATTTGTAATTGACATTTTAAATTAGTTTAAGCTAATACATAAACTGAACCCCCATTTGTTACTGTTACACTACGCAGATAGCAAGGAAATGCTTCTCCTGCTGTCAAATGTGATAATGAAATAGTTGCACCACCTTCTAACGTAATCGTTCCAGTCACACCACTTACAGGTAATACACCCCAAACTCTATCTATTAATGTAGCAGAACCAGATGTTACTAATTTTGCGTTATATGTTCTATAATTTGACATTTTTTATTTATTTAAACTAGTTTTTAATTCTTTTAATAATTCATAACTCATCATCATTGCGGATAGATGTTGTTCCTTAATTTTTTTAACCGATTTAATTTTTCTAATATTAGATATGGTTTCCGCTAATTTGATTTTTGTTACTTTATCTGGTATTTTAGAACCAACTTCTTTTAACCCGTTGATTAATTTAATAATTTCGGTTGAAATATATTCATTCAATTTACCAGTGTTATTAATATTATTTATGTATTCTCTTAATAAAAGTTTTTGTTCTTCTGTAAGATTTTTATATTTGTTATTAAATGATTCTACTAGCATCTTATAAGATATTGCTCTCAAATCTTCATCCTGTTTTTTATATTCTTCTAAAACTGCATCTTTGATTCTAGCTTCTTTATTTTGAATAGATGAATTTATAATATTTTCAGCAATAGTAAATCTAGAACTTACAATGTCAGTTGGGTCAAATTGTTCATTAGTTGATACTACTTCAAATATTTTATAAATAGATGCTAATGTTTTGTAATTAGAAATTGGAGATTTGATAAACTCATCTAAACCATAAGTTTCTTTAATTTGTTTAATTAAATTATACTTTTCTTTTATAAGCTTCTTTTCATCTAATTGTTTGCGTGCATCTAAAATCGTATCTATAAATTTTTCAGCTTTAACTTCTGAATTATATTTTTCATTTATTAAAAATTGATATAATTTTAATTCTTTGGATAGTTCTTTTTTAGCATTAAAATGTTCTTTCAATATAGTTTCCGCTACTGATTTACTAGAAGACATTATTTCTGATGTAATTTGTCTTACTAATAATTCAAATATAAATCCAGTATTCTTAAATTTAGAATGTTTAATTTTTTTCATCAATTTTTATAATTTATCAGATATAAATATATTTTTATATTTCTTTATTACCGTTTGGTTAAATCTTCTGTCAAAATAGTTTTTTTATTACCATCCATATCTTTAAAAACTTCAAAATATGAACTCTTTCTTGGTTTATACGCAACCGAACCTTCTTTTGCTTTAAGAGTTTTTATTCCCAACGGGTCTCTACCTTCGGGATGGTCATCATGTCCATATCTAACAGGGTCTTTTGGTCTACCAACCTGCCCATCTAATTCAAGTTTCAATTTATTTAATTCTTCTTCAACATTAGTTGGACCACCTTCTACTCCTGTTTCTTTTGCAGGGTCTGTTCCTTGTGTTTCAATTGAAGTTAAACGGAATGTTTGTTTAGTATCTTCTAATACCTGCAACGTCATTTCATCCTGCTCATCTTTTGCCATCTTCATAACAGATTCATACATCCATTCTTTAGAGAACATTTTTGTTTGTTGCATTTGCTGAATTAATTGTACTTTAGAATTGTACAATTCAACTTGCTCCTGCTCATAAATTCTAGATGGAACGGTTAACTCTAATGTAAAATCCGTTAAACGGTCATCGTTAATACCCTGTGAGTATAAGTGAACAATTGCAATTTTAGTTAATTCGGAAATCAATACTCTTTGAACTCTTTCAATTGTTTTGGCAAAACGAATATCCATTGATGCTAATGTTGCTTTACCATTAGTATCTTCTTCATACCCCAAATAGGCTTTTGGAATTTTAAGTGCAGCCATCAACTTACCTTTTAAGTAGTTGATATCATCAATCATATTGTATTCTAAACCTTTTAACGTATCAATTGAAGTTCCATTATCACTACCTCGAACTGGCATATAATAATCTTCAATAAGATTCATCATATTGTACTTTAAGTTGTACTCACCTGTTTTTTCATCAACGAATGGAACTTTTTTAGATGCATTGATAATTTTCTGCATGTAGTTATCCACTTCGTTTGGTGGGATATTACCAACATCCACTTTAAAAATTCTCTTTTCAGGAGCTCTCATCACTCTGTGAATTAACATTGCATCTTCCATCAACATCAATTGTTTCCACACTCTTCTAGCTCCTTCAACCATAGACTTTCCATAAGGTAAGAAATTTGAATCACCGTTTAAACGGAAGTGAGCAATTTCATAATTTTCAAATTCTTTTTTAGTGGTCTGACCTACCGCCATATATGGATTTTGATATGGAGCATATACGAATTTAACTCTTTGTGGGTTTTCAGGGTCAAATCCTTCTACTCTACTCATTTCGTATGATGATAATGGCATTACGTTTATAATTCCCAATTCATCCGCAATTTCTAATTCTAAAAAGAAATCACCGTATTTTACCAAGTTTCGTGTCCAAGGCCAAAGGTTAAATTCTACATTAAGAATATCATAAAAAAGATTTTCTAATATTTGTTTAACATTATCATCATCGTGATGAATTTTTAAAATATTACCTTGCTCATTTTTAGCAGTACATTCATCTGCATATACATCTAATGCGGATGATAAAATCGGGTCCATATCCATTGAATCGTAATCTCTAAAAAGGTCAATACGAACTTGTTGATATGCCATTGCAGATTCTACCCCACCTACACCGTAGTTACTCACTTTGAGCTTCATATAACGGTCTACAAGGTTAGTTGTCATATTCTGATACTCATCCGTATCAACTATTTTAACTCCCTTTTCCGTTTTTCTAACTATGGTATTAGTTGAAAATAATTTTTGTAACCTACCGAATAATGTTTTATCTGCCATTTTAATATTTTATATCTAATTAATAAAGATAAGTAAATTTTTTCAATTTTCCAAATTTACCATTTTCTACAGGACCAATATCTTGCTTTGTGTCTTGGGCCTGGGGATTCACAATTGTGTCTTGCTCTAAAAGATTTTCTTCTTTCAGGATTGTTCTTTTTAATTTTAACTCCTTTTTGACCAAAGTTTACTTTAACAACATTGCCAGCTGGGTTTCTTACATATACTTTAAATTTCTTAACATCGCCTGCCATTGGTTTACCCAATTTCACTTCTCTACCTTGATATTCAGCTTCTCTTAAACATTGACAACCTTCGTTTAAGTTTTTATCATATCCTCGCATAAAAGCAATGAAGTCTTCCATATCCTCATCTTCAACATCATATTCTTCTGGTTCAACGTATCCATAGTTTACATCATCATCCGAATCAATATCTTCTTTCATTGGAACGCAATTAGGAACTTCTTTTCCATTTTTGGTTTTCATTCCTATTTGCTCATATCCTTTCCAACAAGGACCATCTGCTTCTTTTAATGGTATTAAGTTTATTAGTTTCATAATAATAGTAGTTTCAACATATAAATATAAAAAAATTAACGAAGTAACCAAGTTAAGTTTTCTACCTCACCTCTACCCACTTCCATTTCATACGGATTCTTACCAGACCAGCCTGTGGAATATACTCCATCAAACTGATTTATTTGAGTTGAGTTTAACATACTTTTTGTCAAATCAATACCTTCTTGTCTCAAACGAAGTGCGGTGTTACGAACCCAAAGTCCGATTGCTAATGCCATTACCAAGTCATCATTGTATCCCTTCATTGCTTCTGCTCTACCACCATGCCAAATAAATGTAAACATTTCATCTATCAATCTACCACTACGAATGAGGATATCCTTATCACTCATGTATGTATCCAATGCTGATATGATAAGAGGACGGGTTTTGGATGTTGTAGAGAATCCAGCAACCATTTGTTTTTCATCTCTATAAAACTTATTACTCATTTGTTTTTCAACATCAATATATTTTAGGTCATTACTCATATAGAATAAATTACCATACTGTCTATCAATTATTTGTTGAATACATGCCCAACCTACGTTTGAGTTTTCTACAACTAATAGGGCGTTATTATATTCAGTTGCCAACGAAGTTAAAAAATTACCAAAATGTTTTGTTTCAATTTTACCTCTGTATTCGGCTACTTGCGTACAATCTTCAATATCAATTATTTGTGCAGTAGAATAATCGGCCCCATCTCCCCTTGCAACGTCAGCTACAACCATATATTGTTTATTGTAATTTGGATATTCCCAAATCCATAAATTATTATCAAACCCTCTTTTTTCAATCGGGTCCATTACATAGGTATCTTTATACCAAGTCAATAATGCAGGGTCAATTACGGTATCACCGGAACCAATAAAGTCACAATCACATTCCTGTGCCGCTCCTTTAACTCCCAAAATACGGGTTTGTTCATCTCTCCACGCCTGATTTCTTTCAGGGTGAACTGTCCAATGTAGATTGATACAATTGAACCCGTTTGCTCCACTCTCACCTTCTACCCACATTTTGTGAAACCAGTTACCCACACCATTAGGAGTAGATAATACAATTGCGTTACCACCAGTTGATAGAGTTGATTGTGCTGATAACCAAATTTCGTCAATATCTCTAATGAATGCTGCCTCATCCACTACCAATAGGGATAGAGCTTCCGAACGTCCTGCATCAGGTGAGGATGCGATTGCTTTGACCTGTGAACCGTTCTTTAATTTAAGTGATAGTTTGTTATCTTCAGCTGCTGCGGTTCCTCCGTCTCTTAACCAAACTGGAAGTAAATCGTGCATGACTCTTACCTTTTCTACAAGGTTTTTGGCTACCGTTACTTTAGTTGCAATAACCAACGCATTGAAATCCTGATTGAATATCATTTTCCAAAGAATAAATCCCGCAGAAAGGGTTGACAAGCCTAACTGACGAGATTTTAGAATGATATTAAAACGATGGTCTTTAAAATCAGTTAAGCAATCCTCTTGAAAAGAATAAAGGTGAAAGGGTATTTTCCCTCTCACCGGATGTTGAATAACACAATATTTCTTCATAAAGTAAATGGGGTCTCCCGCGCATTTACGATATTCTTCAGAAATTATTTCTTTTAAAGTTTTTTTTGGTTGTCCTTGAACTCCCATATTATTTTTTTAATTTAATCTTCCAATATGTTCCAAATCCAACATAAGGGGAGAATGTACCATTGGTTCCATCAGTAGTTCTATTATTAACACCAATATTTAAGTTGTATATTTTATCTTTTTTTGTTTTAAGAATTAGACCAGCTCCTACTGCAGATACATAATCTTCTTTGTTGAATCCCCCATTCAAACCAAAATACACCTGATTTTTTGCAGGTTCTTTAACGATTAATTCTTCTTTGATGATTCTTTCTCTAACTTTAGCATCAAATGTTCTACCTAAAATTCTGTTTTGAGATATAGTATCAGTTACAGATACCGTTCCCAATGAATCAGGTAATACCAATACATCTTTGTATAATACTTTTGAATAAAAATCTTTTAATAATGCCGCAGTATCTATATTAGCAGGAATAAAAACTTCTTTTTCTACAATTGTTTCGTGATAAATATCTTCTCCTCTTTTAGTTACAACTTTAGTTTTGATTACATCAACGGTATCAATTGTATGTTTAATAACTTCATATTTTTTACCATCTATTGTAATAGTTCTACCACCTGGCATAACTCCACCTGGATTAAACCACTGTAATAAAACATAAATAATCAATGCTGCTATAGCAATGTTCTTAAAATTCAATAATTTTTTCATAATTTTTAATTTTTTATAAGCTCTGAATGATTTAATTCTCGTAACTTATCTTCCAATGCTAATTTTCTTTCTAATAATGCTTCTATTGCATCGTATGCTCCATCAATATCAGTTTTTAAATCAACTTTTACTTTTTCAATATCAATATCCCATTGCCATTTACTAAATGAACCATCTTCGTTAAGCATTTCAATTTGTTGAGTTACACTATTAAATGCTTCTTCTAATTGTGATTTAGTATCTCTAACAAAATCTAATTTATTTAATGTTATTCTATAATCTTCATAAAACGCCCAACTACCATCGTCTCGTAGTGATTGTTCTATTTTTCTCATGCACGTTACACAATACCCAGTTCTAACAATTAATTTTTTATCTGCATTACTATATTGTATTGTTCCACAATTTTCAGAAGAACAAGTTGTTAATTTTTTTAAATACTCTCTGGCATCATCTAATTTGGTGGTATTAATTTTGAAACCTTCTTTTTGTTCCCATTCATTACCAGCTTCATCTACCCAAATTTCTCCAACTTCTTTTTTTGTTTCATCTGCCTTTTCATACCCAAACACATTTTGATTATCATCGGTTCTACCAAATACCGTATCTATAATTAGTTTACGAGATTTGTGTATGTGTTTATTTTTTTCGTCAAAACTTTTTCTTTTTGTCATTTTTCTATATTGTTATAACCTATTTATTAATAATATATATTAAATTTATTCGTAAAATATACCTAAAATTTGATTTAGTGGTGCAAATGTACCTGTTAATTTATAAGTGTTACCTTTATAAACGAATACAATACCTTCGTTTGGAACTATTTTATCTTTACCACCTATAGATGCTAATCTACTTAATTCCATTTTTAATTTAGCTATTTTAGATACATCACCACTACCTCTTACTTTTTCTGCAGTAGATTCTAATCTGCTTTTCATATCGGCAATTGCTGAATTTGGATTTGCGGTTAGTACTGAACTCATAAATGAAAGAACATCAGCACCTACTCCCAAAAATATTTCTTCAAATTGTCTAACATTTTCTTTTTGTTGCTTTGCTACGTTTACTTTATCATTTTCAATTGCCCATTCTTGAGCTTCTTTATCAGCAATAGTATTTAAACGGAATGATTTATCACCAAATGCCCATCTTCTTACCAATGCTTCTTTTTCTAATTTTTGTAATTTAACTTTTGATTTATTTACAAAATTTTCCCACCATGCTTGGTGATATTCGGAAACACCATCATTATTGGATAACCCAAATTCAGATTGTAATTTTTGTAATTTACTTAAATATTTATTTTGTTTTGCACTCAAATCTTCATTTTTAGGAAGTTGTGTGACAGGAGGTCCTTGAATTGTATATTTTGATTGAACATCCGCATTCACCTGCTTAATCATTCCTGCCAATTTACCTGCAGCAGATTGGTCAGCAGAAACTGCACTTCCTTTTTCATCGTAGCAAGTTGTATTATGGAATACTAATAGAGCCTGTCCGTAGGGAATAACATTAACCGAGGTTGGCCAAATTACTTCCAAATTCATAAAACACTGACCTTCGTTAAATATTTTCTTTCGTTGTGGTTCTGAAAGAGATTGAACTGCTGCTGATAAATCTTTCATTGCAAAGTTATAAGCATCGGTTAATCCACCTCTGCCACCAAATTTAGATGCAACATCTTCAATTCCCATTGCGTTTGCTCCTGCATTTGCCAAATGTCCTTTGTTTCTTGCTGCAATTAATCTACCATTTTTCCAACTGATTGCCAATGCCTGTCCATCGGTTTTTTCTCTTGTCAATTCCAATTCACCAGTTAATGCACCAGTTATTATGTTTTTTAAATCACCAAAAGTTAAATCCATATCATCAAATGGGTGAGACATGTGCCCGTATGCACCACCTTCAGTTAAAAGAGATTCGTTTAACTTAACTCCTGCATATTCTAATCTATACTCATAGTATTCTTTTTTAATATCAGAAGGAACTTTTGAATTCTTTCTGAATATTTCATCTACCATTTTACGAGTATCGTTTGATGATAATTTCCACTTTACTTTATCTTTATCTAATGTAAAAAAAGTATTCAAAGTAAAATCTATCTTGGTCAACATCGGTTTCAAAATTTCATTTTTAAAAAATGAATAGTATTCTTTTCGTTGTGAACCATCTAAATAATTAAGAGCGAAATCGGAATCATACAATTCGTTTTCTAATGATTTTGCAATCATCTCCAAAACATATTTTTTATCGTTGTTACCGAGATATTTTTCTTCACCACTGCCAATTACATATTTGTACTGATTACCCACCAAATCTTTTAATTTGAGTTCGTTTAATTTACCAGTATCGGTTTTGAAAAACGGACCTCTTCTTACACTTCTAAAGTCTAAACTCATTTCGTTTCCAAAAATTTCTGTAGGTGCAAGTATTTTCAATCTAATAGTTCCGTTTTTATTATCTACACCTAAAGTTTCAAATTCAATTTCGGAATACTTTTTACCCTTAAATCCTAAATTCTTACCAGTAATAAACTTATGAACTTTACCACCACTAACTGCCTGTACTTCTTGTAGATTCGTTTTTTCAGCTAAACCCAACTTATCAGTAACATACGTTACTTCTTTATATCCATAGTTTTGTAATTGTTTAACTACATCGTTTCTATCTGCTTTAGGGTCATTACAAACAATTGCTCCAATCTTTTTTCTAACAAATGAACCTGCGTTATCCCATATTTGCATAATTGCTTTGAAGTGCCAATCATTTGGACCAACTTCTTTTAAAGATTTTGCAGGTTCATATCCTCTATCTTCAGTATCTTTTTTATCTATTTGATGTCCTACCTGCTTTGTAGTATCATCAAAATCAACTGTATCCAATTCTGCAGGATATCCCAAATCAGGAGTGTAATTACTAGTTTTATGGTGATGTAGAAAATCTTTTTGAGCACCACTTTTTGCGTGTTTTGAATGAGTTGCTGCACCTATAGATTCTCCTCTTGGTATTCTAAATGTTGCCGCTTTTTTACCATTAATTGTCGGCATCCCGTGGTCATCAGTTCCAATATCTTTAACGGTAACTTTTTTATTTTTAAACTTACCCATTAAAACTTCATCACCTTTATCAACATCTAAATTAATGTCTTCTTTAACAAAATCAGTTTCTACATATTCTACACTTGGTAAATTCTTTATTGTATATTTTACAGTTCTTTCTTCCGCATCATCATCACCAAATATAGCATCTGCTTTTGGAAAATCAGTTTGAGTGTATCCACCGTTTTTATACCATGCTTCACCTTTTTCTTTATCTAATGTTCTCTTTTTTCCTTTTTTTATGAAAGAACCATCGGGAACATCTGCAGTGTTTGCAATTTGAACATTACTAACTTCGTTATATATTTGTTTATTTATTCTTCCATACTCTCTCATCAGAATTCCAGCTACGGCATGTGCTTGGTTTTCTATTGGAGAACCATCTGCCCCATCTTTTTCTGCATTTCTAACTAATCCCAACTCATCTTGCTTTCTATGAACCATTTCATGTGCAAGTGTTCTTAAAATATCAGCAGTTAATCTACCTTCGGTTGCTACATATATTGATTTATCATCCGGGTTATATCCACCCAATGATGTTTTTACTTCGGCAAATTCTCTACCACCAACTAATGTTACATTTGGAGATTCTTTTAACTTCAATCTTTTAGTTGCAAACTCTACAAAGTTCTGAATAGATTGATGTTTTGATTCGGATAAATCCTCTTTCATCAAATCTCTAGCGTTAGCCATCGATTGATTTTTAGTTCCTTCTTTTTTATATCGAGCAATCGTTTGTATCAATTGTTCATCGGATAGTTTATAGTTTTGCATTATTTCTAATGTTTTTTCTATAAACTTTGGCACAAACTTTTTCGTATCAAATTCTTCTTCACCCTCTTTATTTTCAAATATTTTAGCTACCCCTAATGCAATACCTCCTAATGAAGCTTGTGCTTGATTAGCTCCCAATGATTCAAACGCAGAGTGTTTTATTATATCTTTAACTATATACGCCCCCAAATTCCCTCCTCCAAATTTGGTTGCTATTCCTGCACCAGCTCCTTGTATAACACCACTAATACCCGCTCCTTTAGATGCGGCCGCAATACCTCCTATCAATCCTCCGGTAACTGCGATTGAACCCATAATTATTGCGGTAGTTTTTACTAAACCTCCAACGGCCTTTTTTTGTCTTTTACTTTCTTTCCAAGACTTTTCCGCTAATTCTCTTTGTTCCGGTGTTAAATCTTCTCTAAATACGGGTTCTTTTGTTGTTTTTGGCTTTCCTAACCAATTTTTTTCTTGTACCTTATTTCCATCCGCATCCACTACATCATGACCATGTTTATCTTTTTTATAAACAGGAACTTCTTTCATTTTAGGTTTGCGATTTCCAAAAGCATTTAACTTACTTGTAGTTGAATCAGGTTCTGTAAAATCATCCCAATGTTTAGTTTTACCCTCTGAATCCTTAACACCTCCCCATCGTCCAGTGGTTGCCAATGATTTTATAGCACTACCTGTTCCCACCAGCATTTCTTTGTTATGCTGATATGTATGCATAATGCCATGCCCAATCTTTGATGCTGCTTTTTTTAGTACACTCATAGCCCCTTTTCTTTCTTCCGATTGTGGGCTATTTACTTTATCAATTGATTCGTTATCTTCTTTTGATAATCCTTTTCTAGCATTATTTAAATTTTCTGTTGTTTTCGCGTCTTTCTTTTCTTTATCAGATTTTTCGGCAGACGATTTTAACTCACCTCCACTTAATTTTTGAGATGGTGGTGGCGGTGGTGGTGGCGGTGGTGGTTTTGGTACACCTTGTTTTGGTTTCGTTGCATCCACCTTACCTTGTGCAGTTGCCCCCTTATTTACAGGTTGCCCTGGTTGTGGCGGTGGAGGTGGTGGAGGTGGAGGTGGTTTTGGTATTCCACCACTTTGTTTTTTCTTAACTGCATCAGCTTCGGCAGGAGTTAGGGTTCTAATTTTACCATCGTCAGATTTGTGACTCGCAGGTCCTTTAGCATCTTTACCATAGTATCCACCACCCAAATGTTTTAATCCCATTTTTTCGGCTTCACTTTCTTCGTTAAAATATGTTCTGGTAAATTCTTCGAACATTTCTTCCATTGCAACTCTACCAAGTATTTCTGCAATTGGGTTATATAACTCATTCGTTGGATGTTCGGTTTCATGCCGTGTAGGATGTGGTTCGGGTCTCATTTCATACGATGGCTTTGTATTATTGCTCTCATCCGTTGAACCCGTTGGTGCTCCATTAATGTATCCTCCTGGAAGATTTAATCCAGTTCCTATACCACCTGGAAAACCATTTTCATTTAATTTACCTGTTATCATACCGAATACCTCTTTGTCAAATTTTGGATATGCTTTTAAAAATCCCTTTTTCTTTTCATCATCACTCCCTTTACCCAACCAATTACGAACATCTGTTCCACTAATTGGATTTGGTTCGGCAGGTACGGCATATACATATCCAATTTCATCGTATCCGTATCCAGCTTTTTCTTTATATGGTTTAAAATATTTACCTGCTAATCTATCTGCATCCTTTTCTCCAACTGCTGCAACATACGCAGTAGTTTTACCATCAAATTGAGATAATATTTCTTTTGGAGCATACGGATTACGAACTTGAACTATCTTATCTGATGGTACTCCAAACATTGTAGTAATTATTTTTACCTTCTCATTAAAATTAAAAGGAGATTTAGGACCCGATGTATCATTGGAGGTTCCAATATATACATTTGATTTTCCAAATTTTTGAGCAAGTTTTAAATAAGAAACATAATGCCCCTTATGGAATGGTTGGAAACGACCGGAGTATACTACTACGGTTCTTTTTACTACTGGTTTATCTTTTTCGTTCAAATTCATACATATAAATATAACTAAATAAGAGTCTTATTAAAATCTAACAAAAAATTTATTACTAATTGCATTTCCTTGTTAGATTCTATATCTTTATAAGAGTGTTTCCCGTAG